AGTAATACAGAGGCTAGACCTCCTAGAACTTATTGGGAAGTACCTAGTGATGGTGCTGACCAAAGAAGAGTGTTTCAATATCATTTAATATTAGATATTAGTAATACAGTTAAGTCTGGTGGTGGAAGTAATCCTAAATATACCGTGTCTGTATTGTCAGATGGTATTGAGATAGATAGGTTTACAAACTTAGAAGGAGATAAACAAGTAACATCTGTATTATGTACTGAAAACGTGAAAGAATGGGATAACCTAAGCGTTAGCATAAGCACTAAGGAAAGTGAGTTGTCTAGTTTTGAATTGAAGTTAGACCTTAAATTTCTTAGATATAAACTACCTTATGACGGTTTTGATAATACTTGTGATGTGAGTAATTTTACCTCAACAGGAGGTGTTCCTGTAACAGAAACTTCAACTTACAGTACCGCTGTATCTGGAACTCAGTCAATGGTTAAGACAATAGAGATAACTAATAATATGCCTAAAATGAAGATATTAGACTTCCTTCAGGGCGTGTTTAAAATGTTCAATCTTACAGCATTACCTAACGAGGAAGGTGTGTTAGAGGTAAAAACATTAAATAAATTCTATTCTGAAGGTAATACTATAGATATAACAAACAAGGTTAATACAGAAGAAATAAGTGTTAACAGAATGGATTTGTTTAAGAATATAGAGTTTAAATTTGCAGACCCTAAAACATTTGGTATAATAAACAACAATGAAGTTTCTGATACAGATTATGGAAACTTAGAATACCAAGCAACAGCAGACGGTACTGATTCTAGTTTAGTTTTTGACGGTAAAGATTATAAGATTAAATTACCTTTTGAAAAGCTATATTATGAGAGATTGTTTGATGAGACTAGCGTATCTTCAAGAACTGAGTTTGGACACGGATGGTTAGCTGATAAAGACCAAAACGAGATACTTACAAAACCTATATTATTTTACAATATTGTTCAGCCAGTAAATACTGCGCTAGAAAACGATTCAGGAGGTCTTACAGGTTTAATAGGCTTTAGAGGTGTAAATAACATAACTCAATACAACAGACCTAGCAATACAAATGCAAAAGAGCGTTATATATCGAACGTATGGACTACTGTACAAGGAACTAAGAGTATAAACTTTAATACAGAGTTTGATGAGTTTACTTTTACTGAAGTTAATCTAGGTTTGTTTAGAAAGTACTATCAGAACTATATATCAAGTATATTTAATAAAGGTACTAGGGTGTTTGATTTAGAAATGAAAGCTGATTTAGCATTCTTATTAAAGTACAATATAAACGATACATTAACTATAAAAGGAGAAGAGTTTTTAATAAATAACATAAGAACAAACCTTAATACTGGTTTAACTAAGTTAGAATTAGTACTTAAATTCTTTATTGAAGATGAAGATAGTTTAGTAGGAGATACATTAACAACACCTACAGGTCTTTCTCAGTTTAGTTCTACGGAAAACATAATAAGATTTAACTGGAACGCAAACCCAATAGGAGAATTAGTTGCAGGATATAAGATATATGTTGATGATTTTACCACTCCTCACGCAACAACCGTAGGGGTAGGTACTAACTATTCATTGTCTGGATTAACTATAAATACATCTTACAATATTAAGATTTCTGCTTACAACTCGCAAGGTCTTGAAAGTAGTTTAACATCAATAGTAGCTATGAACACAGGTGTTGCTGATACATTACCTCCTACAGCACCTACTAATCTTAGAGTTATAGAGCAAACAACTCTATATGTTAAGGTTGAATGGGATGCAAGTACTGATAACGTAGGTGTTACTGGTTATGATGTTTATATAGATAATGGTACTACGGTAACAACTCAAACATCAACGGCAACAACGCACACTATTACAGGATTAGCAACAGGTTCTAAATACCCTGTGTTTGTTAGAGCAAAAGACGCAGCGAATAATTATTCAGCACAATCTAATACAATTTCAGTTAAATTAACAGACCCAACATAATATGATAATAAAACAAGCATTAGAATTATTAGCAGGAGATGACTGGCTAATAGAAGACAAGGATATACAAATAGCAAAAGGGTTATACGAATTACCTACAACATTTGCTGAATTAAAAATGAATAATAAACGTAAAAAACTAGCGAAATAATGGCTGATAGTAACGAAGAAATATTATTAAAGTTAAAGATACAAACTGACAAAGCTAACGCTGCGTTAAAGAAGACTGAAGTAGAAATAAAAAAGACTATACAATCTTTTAGAGGTTTAGAAAAGGGTAGTTTAGATTATCAAGCTGCACAAGCAAAGTTGGCTAAACAACAAGCTACTTTAGCTCAACAGACCGTAAAATATAACAATGCATTAAAGATTCAAACATCTGCTCAATCTAGTGCTGTTAAACAGACGAAGCAATTAAGGAGTGCTTCTGGTGGAGCAACTGCTTCTGTAATGGAGATGGGTAGGGTTATATCGGATGCTCCTTATGGTATTAGAGGTATGGCGAACAACCTTACTCAGTTGGTTTCTCAGATGGGTTTTACTATAAAGTCTGCTGGTAGCCTTAAACTAGCGCTAAAAGAGATGTGGGCAGCTATGATGGGGCCCCTAGGTATAGTTTTAGCGATAACAACGGTTATATCTGCTTTAGACTTCTTTGCTGGAGGTACTAAAAAAGCAAAACAAGAATCAAATGCGTTAAGTAAAACTTTTGGCGAAAACTCTACTAAACTTATGGTCTTAAAGAGTGCGTTAGATGACTCTAATATATCTCTAGAAGATAAAAACGAGTTAGTTAAAAAAGCTAACGAAGAGTTTGAGGATTTAAATATAAAAATAGACGAGAATGGTAGGCTAACAGATGAGTCTGCTAAAGCTATAGATAGATTATCTCTATCTTTTATAAAGAATGCTAAAGCAAAAGCTATCGCTGGTTTAATACAAGAGGAGATGGCTGCACAGGCTAAACTGTCAGTTGAGAACATAGGTACTCAAATAGGTTATTTAGAAGGTTTTAGCTTAGCTGCTATGGCTGCATTTTCTGGTGGTCAAAAAGCGTTTAGTGCTTTCTTAAAGAAAGATAGCGATGACAGAGCAGAAGTTATGGACGAGTCTAGAGAAAGAATTGAAAGATATGTATCAATGCTTAAAAAGAATGGAGGAGAGTTAGCTAAGGAACTTTTTGGAGACAGTAAAGGCACTGGTAAAAATAAAGATAAGAAACTATCTCCATTCAAAACACCTAAAGAATTAGAGATAGATGTAAAGAATGCAGATAATGCAATTATACAATACGAAAGAAAGATAGAAGAATCTAGGTTAAAAAAAGAGCTTAATGATAAATTATCTGAAGCTACATCTGAAGAAGAGAAAAGAAAGATAAGAGAAGAGTATCAGTTAAAGAGACTACAAAGTCAATTAAATGCTGAAAAGAAGATGCTAGAACTAAAGCTATCTACAGAGAAGGCAGTGGTTAACACTAAGAGAAATAATCATATAGATGACTTAAAAAGAGCTACAGAACTTTATTTACTGAAGTTAAAGCACGAAGAAAAATTAGGTAATATTACATCTAAAGAGAGGGATGAATTAAGCCAAATGGCTAAGTCTCAACTACAAATAGCTACTAATCAAGCCAATACCGAAGCAGATAGTGCTATAACAGAGATTAAAGATAAGTATCAAACTTTATTTGGCTTCTTTGAGCAATTAGGTATAGCAAGAAAAGATGCTTTAACTTCTGGATTTGGAGCTAAGAAAGATGATGATAATGAAGAGAAAGGTCCTATAGAGAAAATGAAAGAGAAGTTAGAAGGACTCGCACTTACTACGTCTAGGTATATGGAGGTAGCGTCAGGATTAACTAGCTTCTTAGATGGGGAGTTTCAGAGACAGATGACTATAGAGCAAAATAAAACTAACGCTATAAATAATGAGCTTAGAGAAAGATTAAATAATGAAAACCTATCTGCTGGAGAAAGAAAGAATATCCAATTAAAGATAGCTAGAAATGATGAGGAATTAAGAAAGAAGCAAGAGAAGATACAAAAGAAAAGATTTAAGATGCAAAAAGCTGCTAATATAGTAATGGCTCTAGCTGACACGTACAGAAACGCAGTAACTGCTTACGGTTCTCAATTAATAGTAGGAGACCCTACATCTCCAGCAAGAGGTGCTATAGCTGCTAAATTCGCTATAGCTTCTGGTTTGATAAATGTAGCTATGATTGCTAGACAAAAGTTTCAGTCTAGCGCTGGAGCAGCTCCATCTGCTGGTGCATTAGGTGGTGGTGGTTCTGGTAGTGGTACTGGAGATAGAAGTTTTAACTTTAATTTAGCAGGAGCTTCTAGAGAAAATCAACTAGCACAAACGTTGCAAGGTAGATTTGACCAACCATTACAAGCATACGTTGTTAGTAGAGATATAACTAATCAACAACAGTTAGATATGGATATACAAAACAATGCTAGTTTCGGTTAAAAATAAAACGATAATAATAAAAATAGTTAACTTATTAAATAATATATTATGGATACAATAGAATTAATTATAGACGAACAACTAGGAGAAGAAGGTATAAATGCCATCTCTCTAGTAGAGTTCCCAGCTATAGAAGAAAACTTTGTTGCACTTAGTAAAGACCAACATAAAGTAGAGTTCAAAACTGTAGATAAAGAGAAAAGAATTATTGTAGGATTAGCATTAGTTCCAGATAAGCTCATATATCGTCGTAGAGGCGATTACGAGTATAATATAACATTCTCTAAGGAAACTGTGAGAAAAGCGTCTGAGCTATACTTAAAACGTCTTAAAAACAATAATACAACATTAGAACATCAAGAATTTACTTCTGGTGTATCTGTAATAGAATCTTGGATAGTAGAAGACCCTAAACAAGATAAAACTGCTTTATATAACTTAAATGCTAAAGAAGGAGATTGGGCAGTAGTTATGAAGATAGATAATGATGCTGTATGGCAAGATGTAAAGAATGGTAAATATTTAGGTTTAAGTATTGAAGGTATTTTTAGTGATAAGAAGCAAGAAGATATGAGTGCTATGGAAGATGTAAATATAGAAGATATATCTGAAGAAGAGGCTTACGAAATGATACAAGACATTATAGAGCTTATGGATGAAGAGAAGTTAGCTTCTTATAGTGATTACCCACAAGCTGCTAAAAACAATGCTAAAAGAGCTATAGCTTATAAGAAAAAGAATGGTTCTAGTTGTGGTACTTCTGTAGGTTGGACTAGAGCTAGTCAATTAGCTAGTGGAGCTGCATTATCTCGTTCTACTATTGCAAGAATGGCATCATTTAAAAGACATCAACAAAACAAAGACGTACCTTACTCTGAAGGATGTGGAGGTATTATGTGGGATGCTTGGGGTGGTTCTGCTGGTGTTAACTGGGCAATATCTAAACTTAAAAAGATAGATAATGAGAGCTAAGTATTGTAAATCAAAGAATACATATACTATAAAAGACTGTAAGAATTGTAAGTGTCAATACTATTGGAAACAAGGTATTGGCTCTATACATAATAACGACCACGTATCTAATATTGTTAACGAAGATACTGAAAGGGTAGAAACACATACTGCTTCTGCAAAGACTTCTCAAGAAGGTAGTGTTACGAATATAGATACTACAAGAATTATTAATAATTAAAACTAAATTTTATGTTTAAGAACACTAGCTACAATGTTAGACCAGACAGGCATACGTCTGCCGAGATAGCATTGTTAAAGCCAGAAGAAAGTGTTATCGTTTACGACACAGATGAAAAAGTAAACAAGTTCTGGAATGGAACTTCTTGGGTAAGTGTAAATGGAGAAAGTGGTCAGAACCTAAGAATAGGTAAATTAGTTAGTGGTAATACATTAAACGGAGAAAAGATAGATGAGTTTGCAATATGGGATAGCAATCAAGGTGGTAATATATCTAGCATATACAATAGTGGCTCTACATTTGATTTATCTACATTAACAACAGAACCTAAACATTGGTGGAGAATGGGAGACGGAGATTCATATCCTTACTTGCAAGACAATGGTACTGAGGCTAGTTGCATCTTTCAAATGTACAATATGACAAGTGCGAACATAGTAACTGACACTCCGTAACTATTTGGTTATTAGTGTTATATGCTTGAATATAAAACAGTTAAAATAAAAATAGTTATATTAATATATTAAAATCAATCAATTATGAATAGTAAAGAAATTCTTACAAGCATCAAAGAATTAGTAGGTTTATCTAAGGAAGAAGCTACTAAAGAAGTTGAGGCTACAGAAGAGGTTATCTTATCTACAGAAGTAATTGCTGAAGAAGTTATCGAAGAAAAAGTTGAAGAAGTAGAGTTATCTACAGAAGAGACTAAAGAAGAGGTAGTTGAAGAAGCAGTTGAATTAGCTGAAGAAAAAGAAGAGCCTAAAAAAGAAGCTGCACCTGCAGTTGAAGCACCAGTTCAAATGAACTTTGCAACACAAGAAGAGTTATCTCAAGTTAAACAAGAGTTGTTATCTATGATTAAAGCAATGATGGAAGACAAATCTGATTATGCTGAGGCTGACGTACCTGCTAAATTATCTGCTGAAGAAAAAGAAGCTGTAGAGCTTTCTGAAGAAGTGGAAGAAGAGGTAGTACATTCTCCTGAAAGTGTAACTGAGACTAGACAGAAAAATTTTAACAATAAAGGAATGACTGCTGCCGAACGAGTGTGGTCAATGATTAATAATTAATTAAATTAAATTTAAAATTCGCTAAATTATGGCAACAAGTACAAGTATTACTACTACCTATGCTGGAGAAAGTGCTGGGAAATACATCTCGGCAGCTTTATTAGCTGGTAACACAATCGCTAACGGAGGTTTAACTATTAGACCAAACGTTAAATTTAAAGAAGTTGTAAAAAGATTAGAATTAGACGGTATCGTAAAAGACGGTACTTGTGATTTCGCTGACACTTCTACATTAACACTTACTGAAAGAATCCTTCAACCAGAAGAATTTCAAGTAAACTTAGAATTATGTAAGAAAGATTTCCGTTCTGACTGGGATGCTATCTCAATGGGATATTCTGCTTTCGATAACTTACCTTCTTCTTTCCAAGATTATTTAATTGGACACGTTGCTGCTAAAGTAGCACAGAAACAAGAAATCAATGTATGGAGAGGAGCTAACGCTACTGCTGGAGAGTATGATGGTTTTTCTACTTTATTAGCTGCTGATGCTGATTTACCTGCTTCACAAGAAGTTGCTGGTACTTCTGTAGATGCTTCTAACGTTGTAGATGAATTAGGAAAAGTTGTAGATGCTATTCCTGCTGCTTTATACGGAAGAGATGACTTAATGATTTATGTTGCTCAAAACGTATTTAGAGCTTACAAGAGAGCTTTAGGTGGTTTCCAATCTGGAGGTCAAGGAGCTGCTGGTTTCCAAGATAAAGGAAACAATCAGAATATCAATATCGAGAGCTTTGATGGTGTAAAAATCTTTATGGCTAACGGACTTGCTTCTGATACTATGATTGCTACTACTAAAGATAACTTACATTTCGGTACAGGTTTAATGTCTGACCAAAACGAAGTTAAGATTTTAGATATGGCTGACTTAGATGGTTCTCAAAACGTAAGAATCATAATGAGGTTTACTGCTGGTGTTCAGTATGGAATTGTTGAAGATATCGTAACTTACGGAATCTCTAACTCTGCTAACTAAGATTAGTATAAATAAACTAAAAGGGTAGGTTTAACTATCTGCCCTTTTTATTAACTTTTAAAAATATAATATAATGAGTTGTGATATTTCAAGAGGACGTTTAGAGCCTTGTAAAGATTCAGTTGGTGGATTAAACGCTGTTTATTTCATTAACAAAGGAGGAATAACTGCTGGTTATGACGTTACTGATACTGACGTTATTGATGACCTAGGTTCTCCTACTGCTTATAAATTTGATATTAAAGGTGGTTCTACATATACAGAAAACATTACCTCTTCAAGAGAGAATGGAACTACTACCTTTGAGCAAGTTTTAGAGCTTCAATTGACAAAATTAACTAAAGAAGACCACAAGACGGTTAAGTTATTAGCTTACGGTAGTCCTCACATTTTAATCGAAGACAATAACGGAAACGTATTTGTTGCAGGTTTAGAACACGGATTAGATGTATCTGGTGGTACTATCGTTTCTGGAGCTGCTATGGGAGATATGAGCGGATATACTTTAACATTCTCAGGAATGGAGAAGGCTCCTGCTAACTTCATAAAAGATGGAGACTTAGCTGCTGCTGGTGTATCAGTTACTGTTGGTGTTTAATAACCAATAAATCAATTATTTAAAAGCCTTGCATTATGTGAGGCTTTTTTTATTATAAAACAAAATAATTAAAACTAGTTATCTTAGTATGATAATATTACAACCAATAACAACATCTCAAACTATATCTATAATGCCTAGAGTAGACTTATCTACTGTAATAACATTATCTATTAAATTAAGAAGAGATGGAGATGCTAAGTCAGATACAATAACTGACGCAGTAGTAGGTAGTGATAATGATTTCACAACATTAGAATTCTCTAGTTCTATATTTTCTGAAGGCTCTACTTATTTTATGGAGATAGAAGCTGACGACAATCTAGCATATAGAGATAAAATATTCTGTACTAGTCAAGATGATTATACTGTTAAACATATAGTATCACAAGACAGATATATACAACCTACAGGAGAGATAAATGATAACACATATATTATATAATGAAAGATAATAAGAAGCAACAAAATGTAAGGATACTTAATTTATCATCTTACGAAGCACCAGAAGTAAAAGAAGTTCACAATAGAGATTGGGTTTCTTGGGGTGCTGATAATAATTATTTTGGTAGACTTATAGAATTAGATACTTCTAGCCCAACTAATGCTAGATGTAATAACGGTATAGCTGATATGGTATTTGGTAGAGGTATAGAATCTACTAACTCTGAGTTATTACCAGAACATTATGTAAGAATGAAAAAACTATTAAGACCTAGAGAAATTAAAAAGGTAGTAATAGATAGAAAGAAATTAGGACAAGGTGCAATTAAACTAACCTACAATAGAAATAAAACTAAGATATTAAAAGTATCTCACTTTCCTATGGAGACTTTAAGAGCTGAGAAAGCTAACTCTAAAGGAATTATACAAGCATACTACTACCATCCTAATTGGGCAGATGCTAAACCTAGTGATAAGCCTAAAAGAATACCTTGTTTCAAACACGGAGGTAAATCACAAAGAGAAGAGATATATGTAATTAAGCCTTATAGAAGTGGTTTCTACTATTACTCTACTCCTGATTACCAAGCTTGTTTACAATATGCTGATTTAGAATGTGAAGTATCTAACTACCATATATCTAATATACAAAATGGATTAGCTCCTAGTTTATTTATTAACTTTAACAATGGTATTCCTAACGAAGAAACACAAGGTGCTATTGAAAGAAAGATTAATGATAAGTTTTCTGGTAGCTCTAATGCAGGTAGAACTATTATAGCATTTAACGAGTCTAAAGAAACTCAAGCAGAAATAGAAGCTATACACTTACCTGATGCTCACGCACAGTATCAATTCTTATCTGATGAAGCTAGAGAAAAGATTATGTTAGGACACGGTATTGTATCTCCTATCTTATTAGGTATTAAAGACAATACAGGATTTGGTAACAATGCAGAAGAATTAAGAACAGCATCTGTATTAATGGACAATGTAATTATTAGACCATTCCAAGATGAGATTAAATACTGTTTAGAAGATATATTAGACTTTAACGGTATTACACAAGATTTATACTTTGTAACATTACAACCAATAGAGTTTACAGAATTAGATAACATATCTACTAAGATTAGAAAAGAAGAAGAAACTGGAGAGAAATTATCTTCACAAGTTAATGAGGACTTTTCTGAAGAACAAGGAGATGATATGCTAGAGCAGTTAGAAGGCTTAGGAGAGGTTTTAAGCGATGATTGGGAAGTTGTGCATAGCGAAATATATTCAGAGGATATAAGTGACGTTAGAATGGCTACAATTAAGTCTAGCAACAAATCATCTAAAGAGGATAGTGATATCTATAAAATTAGATATGCTTATATGCCAGTAAGAAGTAATCCTAATAGTAGAGACTTCTGTAAAAAGATGGAAACATTTACTTCTAGAAATATAGTATTTAGAAAAGAAGATATTAATATGATGTCTTTTAGAGGTGTAAATAAAGAGTTAGGTCATAACAAACAGAACTATAGCTTACTTAAATTTAAAGGAGGTAAAAACTGTCATCACTACTGGGAGTTAAGAGTATTTAAATTAAAAGGAGATAAAAGAGTAGACCCTAATTCAGCTTATGAGAAAGGTTTAAAACAACCTAACAATCCAGATGAAATGGGAGAAAGAATGATTGACAGAGATGATAACGGTGCTTACAGAAGTACATTAAGTAAAATTAAAAACATATTAGGACTATGAAAGCATTATTCATAAGTATAGCAGACTTAAAAGCTAAGTCTATAATAGACGGTAACACAGATGCAGATAAGCTAATTCATCAAATTGAAGTAGCACAAGATATGCATATACAAAACTACTTAGGTGGTAAACTATATGACAAGCTACAAGACTTAATATTATCTGGAGATATAGACTTACCTGCTAATAGTGATTATAAAGCTCTTAGAGACGATTATATTAAGCCTATGCTAATATGGTTCACTCAATTAGAGTACTTACCATTTGCTATGTTTAAAATAGATAATGGAGGTATAAACAGACATAGAGGACAAGAGTCAGATACGGTAGACTTTAGAGATGTAGATAGAATGCAGAGTAAGATTACAGATAGAGCAGAGTTCTATACTAAAAGATTTATAGATTACATCTGCTTTAACAGCCAGAAGTTTCCAGAGTACAATAATAATAGTAATGGAGATATGTATCCTGATAAAGATGCAGATAGCTTCTCAAGTTTTGTATTATAAGATGAAGAGAAAGTATAAAACAAAGAAAAAGAATATAGTAAATTTAGATAAATTCTATAATAAGTTTAATAAAGAAATAAAAGACAAAGACAATGGCAAACGAAATATACGAGAATAGTTGGTGGGGTAGTCCTACTTCTACAGGTTGGGGTAGTATTTACTATGAGTATGCAGTAATAGTTCCCTCTGAAGTAACAACTAGATTTAGTGATAGAGTAATTGCTGATGGTGGTGTAGTAGAGTCTTTAGATTGTATTGATAGAAATATTGATTTAAAATCTGATAACTGGACTTATTACTTTAGAGTAACTGATGATGGAGGTATAGTAGAATCTTTAGAATGTGTAACAATATAAATAAAAATAATATAATTAAAATAAATTAAAAATGGCAATACCAAGTTTAGCAATGATACCTTCAGGGTATAAAGACGGGAAAGTATATAGTGTACTTCCTAGCAATGGAGACGGAGACTTTACGTTCTCTAGAGGCTCTAATGCAACAAGAGTGAATAAAAATGGTTTAATAGAAACAATGCCTTTAGAGCTAGGAGAAGAGTTAGTTACTAATGGAGATTTTGCAACTGATAGTGATTGGATTAAGGGAAGCGGTTGGAGTATTAGTGGTGGTGAAGCAAATTGTTCTGGTAGTGGTACTGGTCAAGTTTTATACCAGCAGAATATAATGCCTTTAGGTACTAAATATAAAATAACAGTTACAGTATCTTCGTTTGTATCTGGATATTTATCTGCTTTCGGAGGGGATTGGGATACTGAAATTATACAATCAAACGGCACTTTTACAAGATACACGAAATCTCTTTCTGTAAATACTGGTTTTGTTGGTAATAATTTCATAGGCTCAATAGACAACGTATCAGTAAAAGAAGTTATATCTGGCTTAGACACACCTAGACTAGACTATTCAGATAGTTCTTGTCCTAGTTTATTATTAGAGCCACAGAGGACTAATTATTTAACTCAATCTAATCAGTTTGATACTACTTGGAATTTAGATAATATAACTATTTCAAGTAATGAAACTGGTGTTGGAGGAAGTGTAGATGCGTGGAAATTAATTCCAAACACAGTAAATACATCTCATAGAATTACAAATTCAATAAGTGGTACTCAAAATTTAGCGGTTACTTTATCTGTTTATGCTAAAGCAGATGGTTATAACTTTTTAAGAATTTCTGAAAATGGTTCTACTGGAGATTATGCAACATTTAATATTTTAGATGGTATCGTTGAAAGCAATACAAGTTCAGAAGCAAAGATTGAAAGCGTAGGTAATGGATGGTACAGATGTTCAAGTTCTATTATCGCAACCACATCTCATAGGTTTGATATGTATGTAATGCAATCTGCCACAATTCAAGAACCTTGGTCTGGAGATGGAACAAGTGGAATTTATGTGTTTGGCGCACAAGTAGAAGAAGGCGGTTACGCTACATCGTATATTCCTACATCTGGAAGTGCAGTAACGAGGTTGG